CTAAAGCTTTCATATCATTTACATTAGAGATAAAACACCATTCATGTAAAACTGATACTCCTGATTTTGTGTGTAAAATTCCTAACTTACCTCTATGAGATAGCGTTTCAGAAATTACACCTCTATTTCTAATACCTAGGAGCTTAGAGGTAACTTCGCATATTTCGGAAGCCATTTTGTAAGAGTTATCTTTGGCTGCAAAACTGGCTGCACTTACTACACAAGTTGTTCCTGTTGAAGATGCATTTACGGATGCATCTAAATGTGCTTCATAAAGAACCGATGCGCTCCCTGGATTAATGCTTTTGATTACTTGAGATAATGTTTGATTATCATTATCAGAAATAAATTTCACCCCTAATTTTAGAAGATTAGCATTAATACAGTTGCGGATTCTTTGGGTTTCTTTATTTTCAAATCTGCCATTATATACAGCCCCTGAATCATTATTGTGATGCCCTGCTAATGGGAAAGTTACCTGTAAACTCATATTTTTAGATAATAGCTCCAGCATCTTTATTTTGGAAGC